TAATCAAATTAAAGGGAGCAGGGAGACTTGCTCTCTTTTTTAATAAAGTGAGAGGAATAATATGAAAGTTGTATTTTTTGAAAAAGAATTTAATGGTGAAAAGCGAGATTTTGTCCGCATACCCATTGCCGATACAAGAGACGTTTTTGAAAGTTTTGTAAGGCCACAGGATGTCACAAATTATCCTAAAGAATGGTCTATTTACAAAGGCAAGGCTAACAGAAAACTAGATGGTACATCTTTAAAGGATTTGCCTGGTATCACCGAAGATAAGCGTGTTGAATTAGAAGTTAAAGGCATTGAAACTATTGAAGCACTGGCAACCACTGAAAAGTCTGTTTTAGATGTCATGGGTACTGTTTACCATGAACTAAGACGCATTGCAGAACTTCATGTTAATGCTAAACCCAAAACCCCTAAAAAAGCTGCTCCAAAAGCAGATGAAAAAGAAGAAACAACAGAAAAGGCTGAGTAATGACACTTTTAACAATATGCCAGAATGTCGCTGACTTTACAGGCTTTGAAAGACCGACAACTGTCATTGACAACACAGACCCAATCGCAAGGCAGTTATTAGCTTTTGCACAAAGGGAAGGTAAGCAGTTAATGCGAACCCATGCGTGGCCTATATTGTTAAAGGAACATACTTTCAGCACCAGTTCTGGCACAGCAGCTTACAGTTTGCCGTCAGACTTTGATCGATTGGTAAATGAAACAGTTTATAACCGATCCGAGAATGATGCCTTTTCTGGGCCATTAACTCCATCAGAATATCAACTGTTAAATCATGGTACAGCTTCATCTGGTACTACTGAGAAGTTTAGGCTGAAAGTTGCAAGCAATGCTTTAAAGTTTGAAATTGATCCAACGCCATCATCAACGCAGACTATTGGCTTTGAATATGTCAGTAACTTCTTTTGCGAATCATCAGGCGGTAGCGGTAAGGCAGCATGGTCAGTAGATACAGACACAGGTATTTTAGATGAAACTTTAATAGAGTTGGGTTTAACATGGCGTTTTCGCCAGGCGCATGGTTTGGATTATGCTGAAGATTTTCGGCAGTACCAGTTAGAGATTAGACAGGCAATCAGCCGTCAGGGCGGCAGTCCTATACTCTCTATGGATGATGCAAGGCGGTTGATTGTGTCACCATACAGTTACAATCTCAACGATGGAAATTATGGTACATAACTATGTTGCAACCACTACCAACGGCTAATCGTTACAAGGTAAGGTCTGCATCTATACCTGCTCCTATTGGTGGATTAAACAGCCGAGATTCGATTGACATGATGCCGCCAACAGACGCTATTGTTATGAGTAATTTCTTTCCGACTGTGGAAAAAATAACTTTAAGAGAGGGTTATACATCTTTCTGTACTGGCATAGGGTCAGGAGATGTTGAAACAGTTGTTGAGCATAATGCAGGCAGTAACCGACAACTTTTAGCTATTGGATCAAATGGTACGTTATATCAGATAGATACAGGCAGTGCTGTAAGTAAAAAGACAGGATTATCCAATGGCAGATCACAGACAGCCGCTTTTAATGGCTATACTATTTTTGCTAATGGTGCAGAGCAGTTTAGTTGGGATGGTAGCAGTGCTGCGGATATATCGCTAACCTTATCCGACAGTTCCGCACAAGGCACTTTAAAAGGTGTCCATGCACACAAAAACAGAGTTTATTGGTGGCGAGGTACAGATCAAAAGTTTTATTATTCTGCTACAGTAGACACCTTTGCAGGCAACATGACTTTGTTCAATCTAGGGGTTGTGGCGGACAAGGGCGGTAATATTATTTCTATGGCTACAATCACCATAGATGGTGGTGAGGGATTAGATGATTTATTGGCTATTATATTATCGAGTGGACAGGTATTAGTTTACTCTGGTTCTAATCCTGGCAGTGGGTTTAGTCTCATTGGTACATTTAGAATTGCAGAACCTGTTAATGAGCCTAGATGCGTTGCTAAATTTGGCGGTGATATAGCTGTATCGACAAAAGAAGGTTATGTAGCGTTATCGCAGGTAATGAAAAATGATGTCATAGGTACGAGAGCAAAAGCGTTATCTGAAAAGATAAGAGGCACAGTTATTAATCAGGTTGCTTCAACAGGATCAACGACAGGGTGGCAGACATTTATGTCACCAGACGGCACAAAGATATATTTTAATTATCCAACAGGTGATGGCACTGATCCTTATAATCAGCACGTTTTTAATCCTATTATTAATGCCTGGTGCATTTTTGAAGCAATACCTGCAAGGGTTTGGGGTAGCTACAATGGTGATACCTATTTTGGCGGTGCATCAGGAGTTGTTTATAAAGTTGGGGGTACAGCCGATATTAGCACGGCAATAACAGGTGATGTAGCCACTTCCTTTAATTATTTTGGAGACAGGCAGAGAGTTAAACGCTTTTCATCAGTAGCACCAATGTTGCAGGCTGATACCAATATATCGTTTGATTTTGGCATAGCGGTAGACCAAGAACCAACATCAGGATTAAATTTAAGTACAACTGTATTTGCCAGTGATACGGCAACATGGGATGCAGCAGAATGGGATACATCCCACTGGTCAGATCAGGCAGGTGCAGGAATTACACAAAAAAGAAAATCGATCAGCCGTTTTGGGCGTAGTGCATCACTGCGAATAAAAGTGGCATCGAGTTCACAATCGGTCAGCTTTATTGCTGCAAACTTTACTTATATACCAGGAGGCCCTTTCTAATGGCATACAGTTCAGGAACTTTTTCACGACTTTATGATTGGACTAATGATCGAGATGCAGGTGTTAAAATTCGTGCGGATCGCATGGATGCAGAGTTTGATGGAATAGCAACAGCTTTAACCACAGCCGTTTTAAAAGATGGTACGCAGACAACCACTGCTACAGTACCTTTTGCTTATGGCATATCTGTTGTTGACAACCAATCTGTAACACTTGGCACAAACTCTGATTACACAGTGATGTATGATGAAACCACCAGAGATTCATTGATGATAACCTCTAATGTTGAGGGTGCTGTTTTTTCAATGGTTTTAGCAGCCGACCAAGGCGATGATGCAGGTGATGAATGGAAAATAGGCATTGCTGATGGTGGCGTTTTAACAATAGGCAATGACATTAATTCTGCCCATACTTATGTTGCACAACTAACCCTTACACCTAACTCCACAGTAGCCAGTTCCACAACTGCCGTTGCAGGTAATTTAACAGTAGGCGGTTCACTAACATTAGGTTCTGGTGCAGTTATATCTGAAGCTGAAATGGAAATGCTTGATGGTATTACCGCAGGTACAGTTGCTGCCAGTAAAGCTGTGGTTGTCGATGCAAACAAAGATGCTGCAAGTTTTAGAAACATAACGCTGACAGGTGAATTGGATGCAGGTAGTTTAGATATCTCAGGCGATGCCGATATAGATGGTACAACCAATCTTGATGCCGTAGATATAGACGGCAATGTGCAGTTAGATGGTACTTTAACAGTTGGTGTTGATGATACTGGTAAAGATGTAAAATTCTTTGGTGCTACTTCTGGTAAATACATGGAGTGGGATGAGTCTGCGGATCAGTTAGATGTAACTGGTAGCCTGGATGTAACAGGCAATACTTCAATGGTTGGAACTTTAACAATCGGTGCAGATGACTCTGGACATGATGTAATATTTTATGGCGATACAGCTTCTGCCAATATGACATGGGATACTTCTGCTGATGATTTAATATTAAGTGGTGCAGCAGGCCTTGTAGTGCCAGATGGACAGTTATCATTAGGTTCAACAGCCATTACAGCCACAGCAGCAGAAATCAATTTAATTGATGGTGGTACGTCAAGAGGAACAACTGCGGTTGCTTCTGGTGATGGAATACTTATCAATGATGGTGGTACTATGCGAATGACCAATGTTGATACAGTGTCAACATACTTTGCATCTCACTCAGTTGGTGGTGGAAATATAGTCACCACAGGAGCATTAGACAGTGGATCAATTACAAGCGGTTTTGGTGCAATAGACAATGGAACTTCTGGGATAAGAACCAACACTTTTACAGCCGAGACATCAATAGTTCCAAGTGCATCAGATGGTGCAACATTGGGAACAGCATCTTTAGAATGGTCAGATTTATATTTAGCTGATGGTGGTCAAATATTATTTGGTAATGACCAGGATGTAACGATTACCCATGACCCTGATGACGGATTAATATTAAAATCTACAGCTACAGCAGATGACAATCCATTTTTATTGACATTACAAACTGGCGAAACAGATTTAGCAGCCAACGATGTAATAGGGAAAATAGCCTTTCAAGCACCTGATGAGGGTACTGGTACAGATGCTATATTAGTTAGTGGTGCTATACAAGCTAGAGCAGAAGGTGACCATAGTTCATCAAGCAATGCTACAAGTTTAGATTTTATGACAGGTGCATCAGAAGCAGCAACTACTAAAATGACAATTACATCAGGTGGAGATGTAGGAATTGGTACAACTAATGCCCCTGGAAGTAATGGCGGTGGATTAGCAGTTTATGATGCAGATTACCCAAGAGTATATTTAAGAAATTCCACTACTGGTGATACTGCTGGAAATGGTGCTGGAATATTCATGAATAGTGATGATATGTACATATCTAATGAGGATACTGATGGTGTAATACTTTTTAGAACAGAAGCAACAGAAAGAATGAGGATTATAAATTCAGGCTTCACTAAAATTTATGATGCCTCATCATCAGCAATTTCTCTAACAGCATCTTATCACCATATTGCACACGCTAACAATGACACACAAGTTCTTTTAACGTATGCAAAACATTCTAGTTATGCATCTGTTGTAGTTCAATCTACGTCTTTAAGGGCAGCTTCTACTGCTCATTATCTTTTTGCAGGCAATTCAGACGATGGTGCTGATTCAGAGTTTTATGTTCGTGGAGATGGCGTAGTAGCTTCTGATGGTGCTAATAATTTAGCAAGTGGTGCTGACTATGCAGAATTTTTTGAAACAACGGATGGTAAGGCAATAGCTGTGGGAACAACTGTTGTATTAGAAAATAATAAAGTAAGAGCATCAAAATCAAGTGATTCACAATCTTCTGTTATAGGTGTGGTAAGACCTAAATCTACTGGGGGAAATCAAGTCGCAAAAGTTGGGGTTGTGGGAAATACAGCCTGTATGCGTTGGATGAATAAGTATTTAATAGATGACTATGGTGCATATATTATGGAAGAAACAACCATGACTAAATGGACTTCAAAAGTAGTAAATTCTGTAGGTGGTAATGAAGAAAGAGAATTTATTTATGAAACAGATAAAATTCCTGCTGATGGAACAGATATATGGGGTGCTAAAAACCCACCATCTGATGCTGTTGTTTATGATACAGAACTATCTGGTGAATTGAAAGGTAAAAAAATATTACGAAGAAAACTTAATCCTGATTTTGATGATAGCAAAGAATACGTTAAGCGTGAAGACAGAGATGAATGGGTTATTGTTGGATTGATGGGTCAGGTTGCTATTACTAAAGGTCAGAAGATGGGTGATAGATGGATTAAGATGCGTGATATTTCCGATACAGTAGAGGAGTATATGATACGATGAGTACATTTAAATTAGAAGATAAAGAATATAAAATTGAGGATATGACTAACAGAGCAAAAGGTTTGACGGCCCATGCTCGTGATTTAGAAACCAAAATCCTAAGACAGCAGATGGATTTGGAACAAAATATTACTGCCAGAAACGCTTATATTGCTGAACTAAAGGCAGAACTTGAAAAAACAAAAGAAGAGCCACAAGCGGCAGAGTAATGGCACGAAAGTCAGTACAAGCCGTTGATAGCGAATTGCAGGCACATGAGAGGGAGTGTGAAGTACGCTATCAGTCTATTTTAACTCAATTAGAAAAATTTGAAAAACGACTTTTTAGAATGGAAGGATTAATATTAGCAAGCACAGTGACTGTCTTAGGCAGTGCTGCCAGTTTGTTTGTTTTATATCTTAGCTAAAATACTTAGAAAGATTTAAAATGCTTGCTGAACTTGCAGCCATAAATTCTGCTATGGCGGTTATAAAAACCACGATTGCTCATGGCAAAGATATAGCCAGTGCAGGATCGGCTATTTCCAAACTAATACATAATGAAGAAGAATTGCGAGAAAGGGCAAACGCCAAAAAGAATAGCGTTTTTAGCCAGTTATTAGGCAAAGAAACTCACGACTTTGAAGAGTTCATGGCGTTGGAGAAAGTCAACCAACAGCGTGAAGAATTGCGTGAGATGATGCAGCTATATGGGCGAGCAGGTATGTACACCGATTGGGTTAAGTTTCAAACGGAGGCTCGAAAGAAAAGGCAAAAAGCCAAAGAAGAACAGAAGAAAGCTATGGAAAAACTGATAAGGAATATTCTGTTAGCGGTTCTGTTTATCATTATAGCAGGCGGTCTTTTACTGGTTGCTTATGTCGCATGGTTTCTTAAAGGCACTTTATGATAAAACTGTTGTTAAACCGAGATGACTATGTGTCAGCTTGGGTGCAATCAAAAATACCTAATATAAACTTTAGAGACACTAAAGCTATAGGCGTTTTAAAAGACGGCAAAATTGTCGCAGGGGTTGTTTATCATAACTTGCGTGATGGTCAGATAGAGGCATCAATAGCTGTCAATCATAAAGGTTGGGCGAATAAATCTATCCTATATGCACTTTTTGCATACCCTTTTAAGCAATGCAACTGCCATAGGATTTTAGTAACAGCTAAAGAAAGCAATGTTGAGTCTATCAGACTTGCCAAGAAATTAGGCTTTAAACAAGAAGGCCGTTTAAGAAAAATGTTTCCACCAGAAGATGCTCTTTTGTTGGGGATGTTAAAACACGAATGTAAATGGATAAAGGATAATAAAAATGGGAAAATCCACAAGAGCAGCACCACCAATTCCTGACCCTAATCAGTTAATTCAGGCACAAGCGGATCAAAACAGAATTACTCAATTTACGCCTTATGGTAATTTGCTGTTTGGTCAAGTTGGCGATCAAGGACAATTTGTGCAAGGCTCAGTGCCAGAAGGAGGACAGGCTGCTGCTTTTACACAAGAGACACCTTTTCAAAGCCAGTTAAGATCGCAACAGGAAAATCTTGGGTTAGGTTTGGCTACTGAGGCAGGGCAATTATTTGGACAGTTAGCGGCTGATTCACCAACCGATTATACCGCAGGATTGCCTGATTATTCTTTTCAAGCACCAACGCCATCTCAAGAATTTATTGGCACATTGCCAGGCGCAGGAAATGTTCAAACAACATTGTCAACAGAAGGTTTGCCAACATTACCCACTGATTTTGAAGGCACAAGGCAACAGGTGGCAAGAAGTGTGTTCGATAGGCAATTAGGTTTGTTAAACCCTGAATTTACAAGGCAGAGGGAACAGCTAGAGCAAAACCTTGCGGATCGTGGATTGCCTATTGGCGGTGAAGCATACAATTCAGCTATTGACCGATTAGAACGACAGCAGGGCGAACAAAGGCAGAGATTGGCACAGCAAGCCGACATTATGGGCGGTCAGGAAGCAGGGCGGTTGTTTGGTCAGGCATCACAGGCAAGGTCACAGCAGTTCGGTGAAAGAACGGCACAAGGGCAATTTGGTTTAGGTTCTCAGCAACAGCAATTTGCACAACAGGCAGCCAATGTTGCACAGCAGAACCAGGCAAGACAAATGCAAATTAATGAGCAGTTAAGAGATCAGCAATTAACAAATCAGCAAAGACAGGCCTTGCTAAATGAACGCATGGGTTTGAGAGGACAGCAACTGAATGAATTAGCAGCCTTGCTTGGTGGCCCTCAAATACAAAGACCGACATTCTTTGCTCCAAGTGCTGTTGATGTAATGGGTGCAAACACATTATCGCAACAAGCAGCAATGCTGCCTTATCAGCAAGGGATGCAGACGTATCAAAGTGGCATGGGCGGTTTATTTGATTTAGCAGGAGCATTAGGCTCTGCATATATATTGAGTTGAGGTAAATTATGGCAACAGGATTAACATTTGGACAAAGATACAGAAACAACCCATTATTGCAGTCTCAATTAGCAGGATTGTTGCAAGGACAAATGGCTCAACAACCTGCCGCAAATATTCAGCCATTAGCCAATACTGGTGCAGCACAAGCACAACCTGTAGCAGCAGGAAGTGGCCCTACCTTTCAATTTGCTGATTTAACCAAAGCCTACCAGACAGACCCCAGAAATGTGCTTTCAAGCCAGTTAATGCAACAAGGCATGAGGGGTGGCCCTGTTAGTTCGCCACTGCAAGGCATAGGAAGACTATCTCAATCTTTGGTGGGTGCGATGCTACAGAAGAAGGCTTTAGATAGGCTAGAAGGGCAGGAAACGGCTCGTTCTGAAAACTTGCAGACTCAATATGATGCAATTTTAGGCAATTTGCCAGAAAACGTAAAATCATTATTACCAACTGTTGCAACGCCTGATTCTGTAAAATCTGCACAAAATTTAGCTTTACAAATACAAACAAAACCAACAAGTGAATTTGGATTTGAAGAAGTGGATGGAAACATTGTTTATGGAACAACAATAACTGATCCATTAACAAACACTACAACATTTCAACCTGCAGGACAATTTGCAAAACCTCAAGAAGTAAAGCCTCCTGCAAAAACAGCAGCCATACAAATTGCAGATGATTTAAAACTTACAGGTGATGATCGTAAAGAATTTCTTGAAAATTTTAAAAAGAATACTGTCATCAATTTAGACCAAACTACAGAAACTGAAAAGTCTAAAGTTGGCACAAAATTAGGTTTAGAAACTTTACAAACACTTCAAGAGGAACTTCAAGCTGACCAACAAATAACATTTAAGCTAAATACTATGGCGGCTTTATTAGAAACTAATGCTATTGAAACTGGCCCTATAACAAGTGCGACAAAACCTATAAGAGCCGTTTTAAATAGTTTAGGGTTATTAAGCAGTGAAGATTCGCAGAAATTATCTAACCAAGAAATTTTTGAAGCTGCTGCTAAATACATTATTCCAAGAATGAGACCGCCTGGAAGTGGTGCAACATCAAATTTTGAAATTAATACATTTGAATCTGCTGCTGCAACTTTAAACAAAACGCCAGAATCTAACCTTATTATTGTAAAAGGAATGTTAGCACTTCAAGAGCATAAAAAACAAAGTCTAATGCTAATGGATAAATATTTACAAACAAGCAATCAAGGTTTGTTAGGTTATGCACAATATGAAGAGCAGAATAGAACACCAATCTTTAAAATGTATCAGACTGAAGAAGAGTACAACACAGCAAAAGAGTCTGGAATATTAAAGAAAGGCGATCTTTTTTATGATGGTGTAGCAGGTGAATTTAAAATAGAAGGGTTTGGAGAATAGATATGACATTTGGCGTAAAAAGAACAACTGTTAATGAACAAAATCCAAGAACATATTTTAATATAGCTAGAGATGTTGCAAGAGCAACTACACAAGGTTTAACACTTGGTTTTGCAGATGAAATTGAAGCAGGTGTCAGATCAGCTTTTGACAGCAACAAATCTTATACAGATATTGTTAAGCAAGTAAGAGGTCAGATAAAAGACTTTAGAAAATCAAATCCTGGAGTGGCTATAGGCACTGAAATAGCAGGTGCTATACTCCCTACAGTTGCGGCACAGTTTATTCCAGGTTTAGGGCAAACAGCTTCAGTAGCAAATACAGCAAGATTAGCTAACATTGCCAAAGGTGCAGGTGTAGCAGGTGCAGAAGGAGTTGTTTATGGTGTAGGTACGGCTGAAGGTGGTTTAGGAGAAAGATTAACTAATCCAAACACAGCAATATCTGGTGCAACAGGTGCTGTATTAGGTGGTGCAGTTGGCGGATTAGCACCAAAGATTACACAAGAGGCTAAAGAGTTAATTAGTAAAGGCGTAGAGGTAACGCCTGGTCAAGCTGTAAAAGGTTCGACATTAGGTGGTACTACTCTATCAAGGTTTGAAGAAGCTACAGGCAAAAATGTATTTTTCTTAGGTGATGCCATAACATCAGCTTTACAAAATGCACAAACAGGATTTAACAGAGCAGCCGTAAATGATGCTTTATCAAGAATAAATATAACAGTACCTAAAAACTTAGAAGGCAAAGCATTAATTAAATTTGGTCAGGATGCTTTAGAAAAAAAATATAATCAGATTTTACCAAAACTATCAATTAAAAACAGTGACCAATTAACAGGTGCTTTGCAAAATATTCTTAATGATGTTGATAAAGACATTAGCAAGGACATCACACAAAGGGTTAATAAGTTATTAATTAAAAAAATTAAACCTGCACCAGTTACTGAGGCACTTGGCGGCAATGCAATAAAAACTGCTCAAACCGAATTAAGGCGTATGATTACTCGTTTAAGGCGAGAAGGTACAGAAGAGGCTTTAAGAAAAGCAGATGCACTTGATGATGTGCGTTTAACAATCAGTCATCAGTTACAAACTGAAATACCAGAACTTGCTGAAGAATTAGCAAAATTAGATCAGTCTTACGGCTTGTTTGAAATTGTCAGAAACGCATCTATTAGAACAAAACAAAAAGAAGGTTTTAGTCCTGTTGATTTATTGCAAGCATCAGCTAAAAGCGACATTACTAAAAGGCAATCTAAGTTTTCTAAAGGTGAAGCTAGGATGCAAGGTTTGGCACAACAAGCACAGGATGTAATAGGTAATACAGTACCTGACAGTGGTACATCTCAAAGAATATTAGCATCTTCTGCTTTTGGAACGGCAGGTGAATATGCTGCTCCAGGTGCTTTAGCATCATCAATACCGCCAATAGTTGCAGGTGGTTTAGCTTATTCTAGACCAATGTTGCCTATAACTAGAAATTTACTAGGTAGAGGTTTACAGCAGGGGGGAATGGCGGCAGCACCAGTGACAGGTGCTTTAACTGCTGACCAAATAAGACAGATGTTGGCTAATAGGTTACAAAACAGGCAATAATCATGGACATTCAAAAATTACGAGAGCAACTCATTATTGATGAGGGTGTTAAGTACGAAACTTATCTCGATCATTTATCCTTAAAAACTTGTGGAATTGGACATCTTTGCAAAGAAGATGATCCTGAATTTGAATTACCTATAGGCACAGAAATATCTGAAGAAAGAGTCACAGAACTGTTTGAAGAAGATATACAGATTGTTATTCAAGACTGCAAAAAAGTTTATGATGATTGGGAAAATCTGCCAGAAGAGGTTAAGCAAATTATAGCAAATATGATGTTTAATCTGGGTAGGCCTAGATACAGCAAATTTAGAAAGCATATACAAGCTGTAATAGATGGCAACTGGCAGGAAAGTGCCAATCAGATGCGTAGTTCGAGGTGGCATAAGCAAGTGCCAAACAGAGCAGAGCGGTTATGTAAACGCATGGAAGAAGTAGAGTGACCCAGAAAAAGCTACAAAAGGGTTCGGTTTATGAGCAAGCTGACCTGGATGGAGATGGCGAGATAACCGACAGGGAAATGTCGCTGCACAAAGAATTGGTGCATTTAGAGAATGTCGATAAAATGATGGATCAGCACAGGGCTATGGCATGGGTTGCTATGGGCTCTGTGTGTTTAGCTGTCACAGCACTTTTCACCCCCCTAATCCCCTTAGAACGGCTTGAAAGCATAAGTGGCTTTTTAAACACATTTTTAGTGGCACAATCAGGCATTGTTGCAACTTTCTTTGGGTTCAGCACATGGGGAAAGACTAGAAATGGTGCTAATGGCAAGTGAAGCTAATATGGGTGTTAATGGTTTTTATTTCAGGAACAGTACAAGAAAGTGTCTATTTCCAAGATCTTAATACTTGTTTGGAGTTTGCCCAAAAGGTCAGATCACAGAACTGGCATCAATCGAGGGCAGGCGATAAGGTCTGGGTCAAGGCCTATTGCGTTCCTAAAAAAGTGGATTAAAAAAAAGGAAAGCCAAATACCTAAATATTTGTCAGGTAAAAAATGAACAACATTGAAATCAATCAAACAGTTGGGCCAGAAGAAACACTTGAAGATGGAGAGATAGTTTTTGAAGATGGTGCATTTAGTGGCTTTGAAGGAAAGACAATAAACATCACTGACAGTTCTGGTGGCGGTAGTGATGTAGAGGCAGGGATACAATTTATTTACCACATGAGAGAGCATCTAGTTGATATAGGTATTGCCACTGTCTATGGGTTAACAGTTTACGCAATATTCTTATGGATCACTAAAAAGATTAAAGGTTAAATTATGCTAAAGAAAAAAATTAAAGTTTTAACTCAAAGACAGGTAAACGCACTTAAAAGACATAGTGTGCATCACACTAAAAAGCACATGAAAGAAATGAGAAAGTTAATGCGTAGTGGTGGAAAAACATTTACTCAAGCTCATAACATAGCAATGAAAACTGTAGGTAAATAAAAATGCTAGGCAATTTAATATCACCAATAGCATCTTTGGCAGGTACTTGGTTACAAGGTAGAGTTGATAAAGCTAGAGCAGAAACAGAAGTTAAAGTAGCTAAAGCCAAAGCGGAAGCAGAGGTTTACAAGACTTCTGCTACATCAGAAATGCTTAATGAGCAAGCATTGACTGCTCAAATGGCAGGGAGCTGGAAAGACGAATTTTGGACCATTATTTTTGGAGGAATATTAGTATGCTCATTTTTGCCCTGGACTCAAGAATTTGTCAAAGAAGGTTTTATTTTTCTTGAAGAAAATACACCTAATTGGTTTTCTACTTGCTTATATATTTGTATTGGCAGCAGTTTTGGTTATCGTTTCGGTAAACAAGGTTTGCAATTAATTAACAAAAAAAATGAAAATTCCACTCCAAAAAAGAGTAAATAATACCCTACTCTAAACATTCCCCCCCAAAAAAAGTTGGCAACCTAACCTTAAAAAAACCGCTTGAAGTTGGCAACCAAAGTATTTTATAATCATTTTATGTGTGTATTATA